TGTTACTATTTTGGCTGGTGGTACTATCGGCTTTGACGAGCACGCCGCGAGCGACAAGATCATCATAAACCCAAGTACAAGCACTGTTAAACGATTTAGCATCTTTTGCAGTCCTCTCATTTTGTGTCAATGGTGCGCCAGACTCTAATTCAAAACATCGAAATGCTTTTTCTGTCGCAGTGTTAATAATTTTTTCTACTAGACCGGGTTTAGCAGCGGCTAATACACCAAGATCGTGCTTACCTAATTTTTCTTTAAGCTGACTATTTTGGGCACGTATTTCGCCAAAGCTTTCTTGCGCTTTATCGTATTCTTGTCTTTTACGTTCAAAATCTGCTTTTATTCTAGCAATAGCATCTACGTTAGATCTATTTACTTCTTCTAACTGGTTAACATTTGCCGTTAACGTAGCATTGTATTCTGTCAAGGTTTCAATTTTAGCTTGGGTGGATTTATAGTATGCTGCCATACCTCCACCCAAGGCTACCAAAAGTATTCCTACATAAACAAACGTTGGCATAATATATTAGACTAGATTACTTGTCTTCATCCTCGTCTTCTTCGTCCTCATCCTCGTCCTCATCCTCGTCTTCCGTGTCGTCATCTTCCATATCTTCATCATCTTCTTTTTTACCTTTTGCTTCAAGCACATCCATGTATTCTGCTTCAAGGCGAGCTTGGATGCGAGTTTGAATTTCGGCTTCAAACGCTTCTTTCATTTCTAGTGGGCGACCCGCAAGTGCTTCTGCAACGATTTTTTCTAAAGACATATTAATCTCCTTTAATTGATTATTTACTATTTATTATCCAAATAACTTAGCTTGTGTGGCAGGTCCTGCCACGCCGTCAGCTACAAGACCGTTAAGCTTTTGCCACTTCTTAAGTGCTGTTTGAGTTCCAAAGCCAAAGTCACCATCTGCTGCAATACCAAGAGCTTTTTGCATTTTTGCAACATCGTCACCCTTTAGACCTTGCTTAAGAGTTCTTACTTCATCTGTACCACTAACAGCTGAAACTACAGCAGATACTACTGATTTTACTACAGATGCGCCAACGGCTCCACCAATAATAGATTTAGCAGCAGCGTAACGCTTATTTCTGTCTTCTAAGCCAATTGTACCGCCATTAATCTTTTTTGTTAACCCAAGGTTATCATCGGCATCGGCAAATTTTTCTAACTTGTTTGTAGCCCAGAACCAGCAAGCAGATTCGAAAGCGCCTTTTGGTGTAGCTACATAGTCTGCTGCTTCGTCTGCAGACATACCAACGCTTTTTCCAAATGCTGTATAGTTGTTACGACCAGTTAATTGCTTGATGCCACGACCGCGGAATTTCCAGCCATCGCCTGGATTAACGTTACCCATTGCACCTTGCTTAGATCTAAATTCATCTTGATAAACGTAGTTTGCAATTTTTTCTGGGTTACGAGCGTACTCTTTAGCATTTCTTGCAGTTGGTCCAAAATAACGACCAAACACTTTGTTAAGTGAATCTTCGCTATAATTAAGATTTTCTTCCAACATGGTAAAGTCAGCAGATTCGTGGCCACACTGTGCCATAAATGCTGCAATACGGTTTGGTGTTTTAATATCATATTTTTCAAACAAGTCGCAGGCCGCGTCATACCACGGACCAGGATTTTTGTTTTTTGCAATCATTGCACTGAATTGTTCTAATGTAATCATATTTTTCCTCCAATTATATCTCTTAATCTTTTCTTTTTAGAAGACTTATTTTGTGAAGTCCACTTGCTTTGGGCTGATTTAGAAAAAGCTGATCCATCCATGCCGGCTATATTACCACTGCCAACACTATTTACAGGTTCTTCGTCTAATTCAGGTTTTACGTTAATATTGTTGTTGACATTTTCTGCAATCAATATATAATCGACATATCGGTCGTTAAATATAGATAGTGACTCATCTAATTGCTCTTCAGTAATATCTTCGGTTAGTAGAGAATCTGATGTGAAATGATTCCACTCTCTAATCAAATACAGAGCAGCAGCATAAGATGCAATCTTAGAACTACCACCAGGTACCTTAGCTAATAGCTTCTTAAGATTAGCAACCATAACATCAAAGGTACCCCAAGAGCTTCTTTGTATACTACTACGATCGTTTTTCTTTACAAGTATCTTTCCATCTTTATCAATTACACCTTGCTTGTAAGCGTCCCAGCTTTCGAAGGGCGTGGCAAGCCTACGTATAAATTGATAAACTAAAAACAGATCGACGATCATTCGTCATATTCCTTTGAGTTTTTCAGCGACATAATCGTCTGAAACTATATTGTCTGCACTTAGTACAACATCGTCATATTGTATAATGTAAGGCATAAAATTTAAATATTCTACAAACGGTTTTAAACACTCGTGAAATTCATGTAACTTCATGAATAACATATTGGTTGCTTCCGGCCCAAAAACATTATATATGATAATCAAGTGATTGAGAATCAGCCTTTCTTTTAGCTCGTCATCTTGTCTGTACCTACCAAAAAGTTTACGCAGGTACTGAAATCGCTTTAAATCCTCTTCAAATTCTGATACGTCAGAACACTGAGGATTATCATAATGTTTTGATGCAAACAGTAGAAAGGTTGATTCTTTCAATATCATTACTATAATCTAATGATTAACTGTCTGCTACAGTAGTATCTTCAATAGTGGTATTACCAGTAATACCGTCATCGCCTGCATCAGCAGCCGATACTTTCATTACTACAAGTGATTCTGTTTTATGACGAGTATTACCTAAAGCATCTGTATACGTGTGATATAGATTCCAACCCGGAGTCTTAAGACCCTTTGCACGGTTAGTTGCTACACCAGCTTCTGTCAAGTCAACAAATACCGCGTTATCAATATCGTGTGATTTGTTAGTATTATTTGCATCGTCTTCTAACCATTTTGGTACGCTAGCTAAAGCGTCTGTTTTTCCCCATAGTGCCATTTGATTTCTCCTTTAAAGGCTTTTTATTATTCTATTTATCTTTTACTTGCGGCTTCTTTTGCTTTACGCAAACGATCCTGGGCAGCTCTGATTCTCTCACGGTCTGCATTCTTTTTTTCTAAAGTAGATGCTTTCTTTTCAGCAGCATCTGCTCTTCCAGAAGTGGTCATTCTGTTAATTGCTCGACCGGCTAAACGAGTAGCTCCAACCGCAGCCTTCGCACCAAGTTTAAAAGCACCGCCAATAGCAGCACCGATTAACTCGTTTAATTCTGCTTCAGTCATATTCTCTAGTTGTTCTAGAGTAATATTGTTTTCGTTAATGTATTGAGCAGCTAAGTCATTAATTTCTGATTCGTCAAGATCAACACTTTCTTTCTTAGGAGTCTTTGATACTCTAGGATCGTTCTTCTTTAGTTCTGCGTGTGTCTTCCAATAATCTAGTGATGCTTTTTTATTAGCAGCTGCAAGAAATGCGGCTTTTTCAGCAGGTGTAAACTCTTCGTTCTTATTAGCTTTATCAGCCATACGGCCTGAAGCAGAAGCAATACCATCTGAACGCTTAATAGCTTTATTAAGACTCTTCTTGTCTTTTTGCTGATCACCGTATTTGCCATGATCTACGGCATGCATACCCATGTTGCCGGTAGCTTTCTTAACATATCTGTGCAATAGGTTTGGTGAAAGCTCGTCAAGTTGTTCTACTGATTCTGCCAGTTCAGAGCCTTTCTTTGGAACTCTGTGATAAGTATTTGTTCTAGTGTGGTGTAAAATATAGTCGTTAGCTTCAATCTTGTGTACTTTACCGACTGTTTCGGCAGTTTTATTTTTGTTATAAACAACAGTATCGCCAACTTTGATAGCAGATTCTTTAAGTTTCTTTTCTGCTTTATCAATACCTTTTGAGCGATTAGCATATTCGCGATCATCTTTAGGAATTGATAGTTCAGCCTTATGCTTATACGAACCTAAAGTTTCTTTTGATAATTCTTGCAGCTCAGTTTCTTCTTTTACAAGCGGTTTGCGCCATTCTTTATGACCATGATATCTATCTAGATGGCGCGCTAAAGATTCTTTGTCTGAAGTAGAGGCTTTTTTGTGGTAGTATGCTTTTTTTACAGTATCTACGCCGTAAGCTTTTGGATTACCAGCAATTTCACTAGGATCAACTGCTTCATCTAGTTGCTCAACATCTTCTTTAACAGATTTATATTTTCCATTAGATTGTTTTATTAAAGTGTGTGATTTTCCAGAAATATCTTTTCTCTTCATCATTGCTGGACCATGACTTGCTGCGTCATATGCGACAGCTGGTCCAAAATGTTTTTGTAAAGAGTTAATATCGTGTTCATCTTTATTTTCTTTAACGGATTTACCAGCCGCTGGGTTGCCATAAGATGCTTGACGCTTTTTAGCTAAATCAATCTTATCTTTAAGTTTTTTAGCAAGCTCTGGATCTTTCTTTAACATCCATCCGGGTTGATAACCCTTGCCGCTTTCTTCGATATCAAGAGTCTTAGGATAACCTTCTTCGCCTGGTTTAGCCGGACGCTCTCCACGCTTTCTTTTAGCGTGAATATTAGCCCATAGACCAGGTTTGCCTTTACCTTCGTCCAATTCTGGCATATCACTGATATACTTCTTAAAACTTTGCATTTTACGCTTTCGTGTTTATTATTGTTTTACTAACGATATTTATAAAAAGATTACCACTTTTCTTTATCTGCCCAATAAGCAGCACTCATCTTACCCTTGGCAATATTTTTACCGTGACGGGCTTTAAAAGATTTGCGCTTTGCTTTCATCTTGGCTGATTCACCTGGTTTAGGATCGCCAGCAGTAGAAGCACCTTGTTCACCAAAGCGAATAGTTTTAATTTTGTCACCATCTTTTGCTACAACAATATGACTTTTTGTTGGATGGCCCGGTGTTCTTTTAGCTTTATTAAAACCTTCTACACCAGCATTAGCAAGGCGAGAGTCTTTTTCTTCGTATATTTCTTCTATTAGTTGTCTAAATGTTTTCACATTAACCTCCAAATTCGTGACCGGCAACTCTTCTCATTTGGTTATTAAACTCGGCTTGTGATGGCTTTTCTTTATATAGTTTAATAGAAATTTCTGGACGTTCTTTGCCTTTAATACGCCAGTTGTAACCTTTTTCTTTATGGTCAGCACTAGTTGTTTTAACAACACGACGTTTATAACCAGCTTCCCAACTTTCAGAACCGCCAGCACCTTCTTCTAAATCTGCTTCTTCTTTGTGCAATCTTATATTTGCTTTATCTAATTGATTAGACTTACGATCACCATAATCGACTGTATATTTCTTTGGCGCGCCTTTAAATAATCCATGTCTAATCTCGCCTACATGTCCAACTTCACCATGATATGACTTACCTGGGTGGTGGATCTTAACTTTTGTGTTAAGCTTAATAGCTTCGTCAAGTTCAACATCTTCTTTAACAGTATTGAAATATGCTTCAGCTTCTTTTTTAGATTTAAAAGTTCTCTTATGTGAAGATAGTGTACCGTGAACTTCGTATTCGACGTGGTCAGTAGTTCTTCCGGCCGGATTGGTTTTGCGAACTATTTTAGGTTCAGTTTTAGTTGCCTTCATAATATATTTGCTAAAATCTTTAGACTCTTCTACAGATTCTCCCATTACCTTACCTTGTGCATTGCGATAATGTCTCTTACCAGTAGGTCTGCCTTCTTTATCAAGCTTGGCGTATTCGTAAGTTTTTTGACCTGTTGGTATATGAGTAGCTTCTTTACCGGTCTTCGACCAAGTTTCTTCTAATTCGGTTTCTTCATTCTTTGGAACACAATCAGGCACCATGCGATTGCCTTTTTTCTTCATGCCAATTTGCTTGTGAGTGTCCCAGCATGCTTCGTGAAACTCTTTAAACCTAATCATATCTCCACCTTCTGGT